CATCGTGCTGTAGTATTTATTACTACTGTTGCAGGACCAACACTTGTTGGTGGTCTTATGCTTAGTGCTACTTCAGGTACAGCTACTAATGCTGCTGTATCTTCAGGGACAGAAATTGTAGGTGCAGGTGTTGCATCATTCAACCCACGTATCTCTGCTACTGACTCAGTAACTGAAATTGATTTAAATTTGGATGCAGCAGGGTATCACGTTTTTGATCCTCTAGTGCAGGCAGCTATTGCAAGCAAGCATTTGTATGTATTCGCTACTACCACTATGAACGCTGATGGTACTGCAGGTCGGTTTACTGTTGAGTTAGAATACTCAGTACATTAAGGGGAGATAACCAATGGTTGATCAAGCAGCATTAGTAGGAGAAGACTTAGGGTGGGCTGTAGAAACTGCAGTTACCCTAGGTAATACTGCTACTACACACGTAGTTTGCACTGACGCTAAGATGGTGCTTATTGAAACAAGTCATGCTTTAGACATTGGTTTTGCAACAGCGGAGGCTGATATCACTGATAATGATATTATGCTTCCTGCTGGTGTACATACTCTTGTAGTTCCTAAAGCTATAGGCAATGCTACTATCCTAAACTATAGACGGGGTAGTGGTTCAAGTACATTAGTACGTGTAGTATTATCGTAACTTAATACTTGACATGGTGTGACATTTATGATACACTTTAAACATTCAACGACCTCGCTTTGTATAGGGCATATGCATAGCGGGGTTGCACTAATAGCTGTATAAATTTTAACTTGAACATGGTATAACTGACTTATGACTTAGGTATCAACTAGCATAAGGAGACTATACCATGTTCAAGAATTTACTAAAGACATTACAAAAACATCAACAGAGACGAGCAGAATACTGGCAGTTAAATAACTTGACAGATGAAATGCTTAAAGACATAGGAATGACACGTGGTGAAATCAACTACAGGTTCTACAAAGAAGAAACCGAAGTCAACAGTTAATGCGGCGGGTAATTATACTCAGCCTACTAAGCGTAAGCGTATTGTTGCTTCAGTTAAAGCTGGATCAAAAGGTGGTCGGCCCGGTCAGTGGTCGGCCCGTAAAGCACAACTTGTCGCTTCTCGTTATAAAAAATCAGGTGGAGGATACACAACATGAAGGGCGTAAAGCACTATAAGAAAGATGGTACTGAACATAAGGGCGGTACTCATAAAATGCCTGACAGTTCTCTACACACAGGTAAGGCTCACAGCAAGACAAGTGTGAAGTTATTTCATTATAAAGACCTAAGTAAAGCAGCAAAGGCTAAAGCAGATGGCACTAGCAAAAAGTCAAAAAAGTCTTAAGAAGTGGACTAATCAGGACTGGAGAACTAAGAGTGGTAAGCCCTCTACACAGGGGTCTAAAGCTACTGGTGAACGCTACCTTCCTGCTAAAGCTATTAAGTCTCTCTCTAGTGCTGAGTATTCTGCTTCAACCAGTGCCAAACGAAAAGGCACGGCTAAGGGCAAACAGTTTGTGGCTCAACCTAAAAAAGTTGCAGACAAAGTAAAAAGGTATAGGAAAACATAATGCCAGAGATTATTATGGAACGTGTACTAAAGTGGCAGTTAATGCCTCGTATTATGATGCTTGCAGTAACGGTACTTAGCTACCAAGCAGTTCATTGGTTTATGAGTTTACCTGATCCATCTATTCAGCAGTCTGGCTTAGTGTCAGTTTGTATGGGTGCTTTAACAGGGTGCTTTGCTGTATGGCTAGGGAATGAAAAGAAATGATAGGCCAAATCTTTGGATCACTTGTAGGTTTAGCAACAAGCGTTATTGATGGTAAGACTCAAGTTAAACTAACAGAAGCTGCTATGAAGCAGAAGCAGATTACTGGTGAGATTGATTGGGACATTGCTGCTATTAAGGCCACAGAGAATAGCTGGAAAGATGAGTGGATTACATTATTGTTTTCTGTTCCATTGATCTTAGCATTCTGTGGAGAGTGGGGCAATGAGATTGTCACTGCTGGGTTTGTAGCTTTAGAGGTAATGCCTATGTGGTATCAAGTTGCTCTTGGTGGTATTGTCAGTGCATCAATAGGAATGCGCTCAGTGAGTAAGTTCTTTGGAAAAAGCTAACGTCATATCCTTTCCTCAACTAAGTAACGTAATACGTTTCCCTGAGTTAAGTAATATAGACAAGCAGTACATAGAACTAGAGCAACAACAACAAGTAATAGAAGAACAGCGTAAGCTAATAGAGGAAAGTAAGAATGGCCGATTATAAATCTAGTGGTAGACCTCAAAATAAAAAAGGTGAAGATCGTTTAGGCAAAGAGAAAATAAATATGCGTAGGCCAAAACCAAAAACTTCTATGGCTAATCTTAAAGAACCAAAACATCTATTACCAAATACTGTCAATAAAGGTTTAGATAATTTGTCTACTGCTGCAAGAAAAATTATAGAAGAACGTATGAGTAAAGGAAAAGTATAATGTTTAAACTATCAACACGCAGCATGAGTCGGCTTGAAGGTATCAACCCAGATATTATTACTGTAGTTACTGAGGCAATTAAACTGACTAAGGTAGACTTTGGTGTGACATGCGGTATGCGTACCGTAGAGGAGCAGGAGAAGCTGGTTGCTAGTGGTGCCTCACAAACAATGAAGAGTAAGCACCTAGAGGGCCGTGCAGTTGATCTGGTAGCCTATGTAGGTTCTAGTGTTACATGGCAGTTGAACATGTACGATGATTTAGCTGATGCAATGGCTGCTGCTGCACGTAAGTTGAATGTTCCTGTTAAGTGGGGAGCAGCTTGGTCTGTAGGTAACATTGCTGAGTGGGATGGTACTATGGAAGATGCAATGAATAGCTATGTAGATTTACGTAGGTCACAAGGGCGCAGACCTTTTATTGATGCACCTCACTTTGAGATGATGTAAGGGATTATTAATGGCACGTAACCTAACAGAAAAACAACAGACATTTCTTAATGTTCTAATGGATGCAGCGGGTGGTGATGTTCTTACTGCTAAACGCATGGCAGGATATGCTGACAGCTACAGTACAACTGAAGTTGTTAATAGTATGAAGGAAGAAATCTTAGATGCAACTCAAAGCTATATGGCGAGGAACGCACCGAAAGCTGCTATGGCTATTGTGGGGGGTCTATATGATCCCACTGAGCTTGGCCTTAAAGATAAAGTTGCTGCTGCAAAGGAACTACTGGATCGTACTGGATTGGTTAAAACAGAGAAGCTCCAAGTAGAAGCTAAGGGTGGTGTCATGTTGATGCCAGCTAAGAATAAAGAGATGTGTGAATGTGGAGAGTCTGTAAACGAATGCATGTGTAATGACTAAGCCACTTGGTAAGTGGAAGTTACCGCAACCTACAGACGTACAAATAAATAAAGAGTGGGTGGATATTCCTAGAATAGCACGTACAATACCTTTCGGCTACGAAGTTGACCCCGACGATAGTGGCATACTAAAACCTATACCTGACGAGCTTAACAAGCTACAGCAAGCAAAGAAGTACTTAAAGCAATACTCATACAGAGAGGTTGCTAATTGGTTAAGCGCACATACGGGTAGAAGTATATCACACGTAGGGTTAATGAAACGGGTCAAACATGAGCGAAGCAGAAAACAACAAGCTACAAGCCTACGCCGATGGGCAGAATATGCGGAAGCGGCAATCGCCAAAGCGGAAACCATCGAAACGAAAAGGCTCGACTGCGAAAGTAAAGCCGAAGAAACAACTGCCTCAGCCTAATATAATTGAGCAACAGTTTATTTCACAAGTAGAAGAAGAACATAATGTTATCTTCAAACCAAATGAAGGGCCACAGACAAACTTCCTTGCAGCAGGAGAACGGGAAGTCTTGTATGGAGGAAGTGCTGGTGGGGGTAAGTCTTACGCTATGCTTGCTGATCCTTTGCGGTATATGGGTAATCCCAGCTTTAGTGGCCTACTACTGCGTCACACAACAGAAGAACTAAGAGAACTTATTAGTAAATCACAGGAAATGTATCCTAAGATTTGGCCGGGAATTAAATGGTCAGAGCGTAAGATGCAGTGGACTGCACCATCAGGTGCTACACTTTGGATGAGTTATTTAGATAAGGATCAGGATGTTACTAAGTATCAAGGATTGGCATTTAGTTGGATTGGTTTCGACGAACTTACCCAATGGGCTACACCTTTTGCTTGGAATTATATGAGAAGTCGTTTGAGATCAGCAGACGTTGAACTCCCTCTTTGTATGAGAGCCACTACAAACCCCGGCGGCAGAGGACATCACTGGGTAAAGAAGATGTTTATTGATCCTGCACCTGCAGGTAAATCATTTGTAGCTACGGACATTGATACAGGTGAGCAACTAAAGTACCCTGCAGGACACGCTAAAGCAGGTAAAGCATTATTTAAACGTAGGTTTATACCTGCAAGACTAAGAGACAATCCATACCTATCACTACAGGGTGACTATGAGGCAATGCTTCTATCGTTG